CACTTGCACAGGATTTTGTGTTACTGCTGTTTTATATCCATATGTGTCAACAAGTGCATTGCCTGTTATGCTGTAATCATCCATTGTGATACTTGCACTGGTGTATGTCAAACTTTGTTTCTTAGGTGCAAATCCAGTGTAATCATATTGTGTTTTCACTTTGTATGTGCCAGGTGTTATCTTGTTCAATTTGAATAAACTGTAAGTGTATATTTGTCCACTTGCACCCATTTTAGCACTACTGCTTTGTATGGATTGGCCTGTGTTTTGATTCTCAAGTGTCACTGTTATATCATTGTATGCAGGATCCACTGTGCCATCAAGTCCCCCTCTCACAATCATCCAACTTTCTTCTGTGGGATCAAATGAACCACCCACTATGGTCAATGCATTTATGTTTGTGATTGTTTCTGTGCCTGTGACATTGCCTGTTGACAAATCAACTATGCTACCATTACCACTTTGAGGATTGTTCACAATGTAACAACCTTGATATATGCCTGATGTTTCTGGGTTTGGTTGGAATGTTGTCCACTTGTCAACAAATGAGAAACTGCCGTTGTCTCTGTAATTTTCCAATGTGCCTACGCCTGTGGCAAATGGTTCATCAGTGGTATCCAAGTATATGATATCTTCAAATGGCACATCAGAATATTCAGCAAGTGTGAACTTCACTGTCAATGCACCCATGATGTTTTGTTCTACTGTTCTCACCACACGGAATAACTTTTCATCATAGCCTTTCTCTGCATTGGTAACTTTCACAAAGTCACCTACATCAACAACCATGGTGCTGTGGTCTGCTGTGAATGAAACAACATCTGTTACACGACTTTGTTTCAATGTGGTGTTTGCAATTGCGGCTGTTTGACTGCGTTGATTAGCACCTTGGAATGATATTGTCATACCACTGGTTGGTTCATTGCTCAACTTGTCAGCAGTAGGTGTTTCCACAAACATTGTGTCTGTGACATCATTTTCTAATATGTTTGGAAATGTTACTTCTGCAAAATTAAACAAACTGAATAAGTCAGTGCTGTTTACATTTATTCTGCTCACTATGTTGTCGTCATCAAATAGGAATGCGTTTGACTTTTCTGAGGCTGTTATTGCTCTGTTTGTGAACACTGTGAACTTGCCTTGCTTGCCATCATATGCGAATGTGGCTTGTCCTGCTTTGCACAATTCATTTACGTTTGTCATCACAGTGTTATGTGGATTCACGTATATGTTTGATTGAAATCTATCTCTGCTGAATGGACCAACAGGTGAAGCATAAGTGCCTGTGACAAATTGAACAGTTTCTTTACAGTAATCAGCCCATGATTCTATGGCATTGACATCGAGGTCTACATTGCTCAATCCACCACCATATCTGCTGTCTGTTAAATAGTCCCACAATGCATAAGCAGGATTATCTAATGGTCTGTGGTCTGCTTGTAGTCCTGAATTAACAAAACCCAAACTTTGTTCATCAAATAAGAATGTGCCAAATTGTGTTATGTTGGCATTTACATTTTCCAACACATTTACTTCCACAATGGCAAACACAAGATCTTCCATGGTGTTAGCACTGGTCCAATTGGGCATTATGTCATATGCATTTTGTCTGTATATACTGCTTTTACTGTATGCAGGAAATATCTGTGCATTAGCATGAGCATTGCCGCTCCATGCATAAACACTTATGGCATCTGTGCCTGTTAAGTCTGCATTTGAATTGTCTTCTATGTTGTTCAATGTGATAACTTTGTGTTCTGAACCACTTACAGCACTGAACACCAATTTGTCTTTGTCTCTGAATACATCATTGAACTGCCATCCTGGTCTTTGTCCACTGCCATTGTCTACATAATCATTGCCATCTGTGTTGATGTCACTTAACGTCATGCAATACACCAAACTGTTAGCATTGTTTTTGTGTGCATCTGTGATAACACCACCTGAAACAATCCTACCATATACTCTTGGAACTTTGTTTAAGGTATTTGGATTTACTTGAGCTCTGTCTGCTTGTGAACTACCACCTTGAATGTTGGTGTCTGCACTGCTGGATATTCTTATACTTTGGCTGACCACATCAGAAGGTAATCCACTCACACCCAAACTGCCTGGTAACAATTGTGTGCCTATAGCGGCTCTAACACTTTCGCTTTCTGTGACAATGGTGGCGTTTTGACTTACCGCTTCAAGTAAACTTTTTAAACTCATCGATCAAACTCCGGTAAATTATCATCTTGTATAAACTTAATACGATCAAAGTCTATGGAACCAGGATAAAATCTACGTCTATCTGATCCGTTTGTTCTTTGTCCTGCTATTTTCTTTTCTAATATGGCAAATGTAGATGCACATTCAAATATGATTGTGTTAGTGGCTCTGCCTTCTATGATGTTTGTTTCTTCTTCAATGCCATAGTTTGACACTATGCCTTTGAAACGTAAATAATCTTCTCCAGCAATCACATCACTGTCTACAGGATCAAAGAATGCACGTCTTATTTCTACGTCACCACCTTTGATTTCTGTGTTCTCAATCAACTGTAAAAAGTCTGGTGTGTTAGGCACACCTGATATGGCAAACGTCATTGTGCCTGATGTGGTTTTGTAATCGTATGTGATTTCACTGACATCAAGCAATATGCCCAATTGAGTATAACTGTTACTGTTTATGGTCATTGGCTTGTATGCATCTGTGATATAGTATGTTGTGCCACCAAGTTGCAAATCAATGAATGTTGCACTGTTTACTTGATTGGCCCCTACTGCTGGAATGGATGTTGACATTTAGTCCTCCACAACTTCTACTAATTCGAACTCTCCGTTGAATTCAACAAATCTATCTGGTGTTATTGTGTAAGTGGGTTTGGTTAACATTTTAACTTGCCATGTTACATCAGTGCCTACCAATATGCCTTTGCCACTGTCTATGGTATAACCTGTTTGTGTTATAATTGGTCTGTTCAGTGTTACACTTATGGTGCTACCTGTTCCCAATGTGACATCACTGACCACAGTGTATGGATATTTGTATCCTGAATCAAATGTGAAATAATCACCTGCTTTGAAAACGAGATCTGTGCTGTTACCACCTGATACACCACTTACACCTAATTCAATGGTGTTGCCTGCAAATGTTGTTGTGGCTGTTATTTGACCAAGTTGTGCGGAACTTAAATCACCTTGATATTGTGTTATCCAACTTAGTCCTGCATTGGAAGAACCTATGTTGATGTTAGCACTGAATATGGCATCCAATCTGTCTATCTCTTCCAGTATGTCTCTGAAGTTAACATATAAACTTGCAGGATTCATTGCAACGTTAAAGAAGAATGGTTGGTTACCTGCTTGTATGCCTGTTTTGATTCTGCCACTGCGACTTATTGTGCTACTGGCTAATTTTGTTCTGCCTATGTTTATGCTGGTGGCATTGTCAATTATTGTTTGTAAACTCATCGTGGTATTCTCCTACTGCCTGCTACAGTAACGTTGTATATGAACTCAGGATCTTGTGCAACCAGTGTTTTGAATGAACTGGCATCAACTGCATTGATGTTGTATGTGACTTGGCCACCTGCACCACCACCTAACATACTTGCACTTTGTTGTCTGCCGATGATTTGTGCTGGTCCTCTCACAATCTCTGGACCTTTCTCACCCACAATACCTAATTTGCCGGGGCCAATAGTTCCACCTGAATCAAGAAAAGAAAATATATTGCCCAATCCTGGCACAAGAAACTCAAGTATGGTAACAAATATCTTTTTAGCAATGATACGTTTCAATTGGTTAATCATGTCATCAACAAGATCTTTAAAACTGCCTTTACCTGTGGCAACAAAGTCTACAAATGCACTTTCCATTGTGCCAGTAACAGCGGTGAACATTTGCTCTGCTGTTTTGGCATTGTTTTCAGCATCATCTTTGTATTGTGTCCATGCTTTGGTCCAACCTGTTGAGAATTTACGTTGTTGCGTGTCTACAGCCTCTATTGCGTCTCTGATCTTGGGTATTTGAGCGTCATACAGTGCGTTTAATTCTTCTTGTAACTGGTTCTTTTCTGCATCTGATATATTATACTTGGCAATCTCTGCTAATTTGACTTCTCTTTCGGCGTTTAATGCATTCACGGCATCTAATTGCTGAATTTGTGTTTCTGTTAAGCCTATTTTTTCTGTTGTGCTGTTTATATCACGTAAATCTGCTTCAAATTTGTTATTTGCCTGCTCCATTACTTCTTGAGCTCTTAACAATTCTTTCTGATGACGTTCCGCGGCACGTTGTTCTTTCTCTGCTCTGCGTTCTTCTTCCTTAGCGGCACGTTCTGCATCTTTTTCTGCTTTCTTTTGTGCGGCTTCTTCTACTTTAGCGGCTTTGTCTACTTCTGCGGCCGCTATTGCTTGTAGTCTTGCTTCTTCGGCACGTTGTCTTGCATCACGTTCTTCTGCACGTTTCTTCTCTGCGGCATCATTTTCTGCTCTGCTGGATTCAAGGTCGTCATCTGCAATAAGAACATCATTCACAACATCTTCTTGTTCTTCGAACATGCCATTCATCACTGCTATACTGGCTGCCGCGGCTGTTAACCCAGCACCTACTTTGAGTAAACCTACACCAGTAACACCTTGCAATATGGTTCCTGCTACTGCGGCGGCTTGCATTGCCTTTGTGAAGTTCATAACTGCTGTTACAACTGCAACAACACGACCTACTGCGGCCGCGGCAAATATACCACTCATCACACCAAGCAAGATATCTGCATTGTTCACTGCCAGTGTTAATGCTCTACCCAGTGTTTCACCAATTGTTCTTGCAACTGCTAAAATTTGTTCTTTGTTTTCTGCGAATGCAGTGTTTAGTTCTGATAATTCTGCTTTCAGTGTGGCACCAAATGCTGTGCCTACTGCTTCACTTAATTGGAAAGCGGCATCTTCCATCATAGAGAACTGACCTGTTAGTGTGTCAGCGGCAGCCTCGTTTGCATCTGTTACTTTTTCAAATGATGCTAACATCATGGCCTGTGTTTCATCAGCAGTGTATTTTACACCCTCTTGGAATCCAAGGAATGCTTTAACACCTTTGTCTCTGAATAAGTCTGCGGCACCAATACCAGCAGTCATGGATCTCTGAACGTTGGTTGCGGCTTCTTGGAACGTCATTCCAAATGCACTTGCAACACCAGATGTAAATTGAATTGCGTTATCCAATCCACCAAACTTTTCTTCTACCAATGCCAGTGAAGGAACACCACTTTGAATATCACTGAGTGCAAATGTTAGTCCTGCGGCTTGTTCTTTAACAGTGGCCATTGCCTCTGCGGCAAGTCCTGCATCACCATACAATGTGGTCAATGTTACATTGAGGTTCTCAACACTTTGAGCGGCATCCAGGGCACTCTTCAGTCCCATTGCGGCTGTGCCTACTGCGGCTACGGCACCAGCAACTCCAATCATGCTGACCTTATAACCATCACCTTTGCTTTTGCCATTGCCTAATTCAGAATTTAAACCACTTAAATCACGTTTGGCACTTTTTATGCCTTTGTCAAATTGACTGGTATCTAATTCTAATGCAATTTTTATACTTTTAGCCACACTTACATCCTCCCAATGTCACGCATGATTTGTTGCTCTATGAAATCTATTGTGGGATCTGTAAAACCTTTTGGTGCTTGTTTACTCCAACCATTGTCCAATCTATCTGCATAAGCATAATCGGCTATTATGGTTGTTTCATCTCGTTTCTGAGTTTTACTACGAGCATTACCTGATGCTCTTGGTGTAAACTTTTGCATACGTGGTAATGCTTCACGCATCACTGCTGGTGGCACATCTTCAAGTTGTGTCATCAGTTTGTCAAATTGTTTACGATCCATTTTCATTTATTGTTCTCTAAATTTAGCCAAACGTTCTTGTAAATTATCGGAAGTAATACTTTGGGCCTTTGGCGGGCCTCCATTTTTGCGATTACGTTTCTCTGCTTCATGATTGGTATATGTTATATAAGCATCATACACAAACAGATCTTGCGTTGTGGCTATCTCTAATACTTGACTGGGCAACATACCATATCGATTAGCCATTTGATCCAGCATTATAGCACTGCTTAACACTGGATCGTTGGGAGAGAAACTACTTCCTGTTACTTTCCCAATTGTTCCATAACTTTAGTGACACACTTTGTCATCACCTGAGTTGGTAGAACTTTTTCATTTGTTAACACTGGCTTGCCTTTGTCATCGAGAATCATCTCACGACAAAAGTCCAGCATCATAGGTAAATCTTCTGCTTCCAGTTTTTTACCTGCAAACATCATAAATTTTTCCAATGGTTGTCTGTCCCACACGTAAAATTCGAGTGGCTCTCCATATTGTTCTATGATGTCTTCGTCATCGATTGTGACTGTGATTAAAACGGGTTTAACTGCTAATTCTTGTAATTTCATATCTTCAAATCCTTATCTTGTAGTGCGTGAACTGCCGTTAATAAAAAGTTCACTCTGTTACTTACTTTGCCTGCATCTTGTGTCAAGCACTTTAATTCATTCTTCGCTTTCGCTAATTCCATCTCCAGAGTCTTCAATATCTCTGCTGTGGTCTTCTGTTTCCATATCTGCATGTTCTTTCCTATATTTATCTGCATTGTGAGATTCTATGCCCATTTCCACTGCTATGTCGTTGACATTGTGTAATTGGCCACTTAGTATCACTTCTTGTTTTCCATCTTTGATGCATTGTTCTACAATGCGTCTGTGTTTCGGATGATGTTTCATATCTGCTCCTTGTAAAAATACAGGGAGAAATAAATCTCCCTATATAATCTAATAACAATTACTTTATGTTTATACTACGCCAGGAACTAAGTCACCTGAGATTTCAATTGTTAAAGGTGATGTCCAAACTGGTGAGTCTGGTGATACTGTAGGTGCTACACCTGTTAAGTATCCTGTTCCTTCAACATATCTATCGCCAGTGCTGTCGCCTTGCCAATACATTCTAAAGTATGCTTCAGTTTTGTTATTTGTGACATTGAATATGCCAGTCGTTGCACCTTTGCCTGTGAAGAATGATTCGTCATCTAAGACAATCGTTGCTTCAAGACTGTTTGTGCTTGAGGTAGTTACTACTTGTTCGCTTAACTCATCCAGTTGTTTCCAACGGAATGTGCCTGGCGTCATGTTTAGTGTTATTTCCTGCATTGCAGGCACCACCATAACGTCGGTTGTGACAGCCATCGCCACATTAGCGTTTGCGTAGGCATTACCATTTGCGACTATTTGCAATTTAACAAATTCTGCTTCTTCGTTTACTGCTATATAACCCATGGGTTTCTCCTATTAATTAATTTTAACAAATCGGTAATCAAATTGATAAGTGATTCGATCTTCAACTATTTCTGTTGTTCCGTTACATTCCATGATATACTGGTCCGAAACAGAGTTCTTCGAATTTAGCACTGCAGAAATCACAGTGCTAATATCTGTTGGTTGATTTTTGGCGTCTACTGAGACAAAGGCTGTCAATTGAGTTTCAGTTTGAAATACGTCATTTCTATCCAACGTTATTTGGTTTTGCGTTATATCCAGTGATGCTTCACTGAGATAAAAGTGTTTCATGTTTTTTTCATACAATGGTCGTTGTCCACTATTCCATGGCAACTCACTGCTTACACTAACACTACTACCGCTTAAACTTGTTGTAACGTTGGCTAATAACGTATCTCTGATACTCATTATCTAACCCTCACCACGTTCCTGCGTCCACGTCCACGTCTGAGGATATTGAATGTGACCTGTTTTTCACCATCTTGCACGGTGCCATCACCGTCTGCATCATAGTAAATGAAATCACTCATCAGTTCAGTAAAATAGTCGTTAAACTTATTTTCATAATACTGTATTTTCTGAACGTCTGGTGATTCTGGGTCTCCAAAGTCTGCAACCTTAGGCAATAAAAACTCTTTGAGCACATAATATGCACACATGTCTGTGAACATTGCCTTGTGGGTCACAATATAATTTGGATTGAAATCAGGCAAGTCATTTAGTGATGTTGAACCACTGCCAGTCTTACCTAAGTATTCTCGCCACTGTCGGCTTAAACGTATCTTTGTGTTGATACGATCAGTTGCCTTGGTAGCGAGATCCTCAATGTATTCGTCGAGATTTGCAGGTGCGTCAGGCACGTCAGTGAAGTTGATCTCATTGGCTTCAAAAACCCTTTGATCTTTATCTCTTACGTCAAGTGCTTCAGCATAACTTACTACACTACCGCCTGCTACTATAAATGCCATATCAAATCTCCTATTGTTAAATTACGCTGATGCTAAGCCAGATGGTAAGTTGTTAGAACGGATGAATGAACAACCAAGTGCTTGAGTGATCAAACTTCTTAGTAATGCGTCATTAGCCATGTCTTGTGCAACTGAACCAATTGAACCACTGCTAACTGCACCTGCACCATTAAGTTGTTTAGCAAGTGCTAATTCTTGTGCTGGTGTAATAACTGCGGCATAGAAACCTGCGCCATCTGTTGGTGCGTTTACTGCTCTTAAGTTAGCAACTGAAGTAGCGAAGAAGTCAAGTGATGCTCCGTCTGTAGCGCCGCCAATTCCTTCTTTAGTAGCAATACCTCTGATGAACTCAGGTCTGATTCTTGCAAAACCGTTTCTCACAGTTGAAGTATATTCAGCTCTGTCGTGGTTTACGTTTTCAAAGAATTTAACTTCTGGTGAACGCTTAACTGCGTATGCAAGTGCTTCTGGTGACATAACGTATGCTAATTCGCAATCGCCTTTGTTGTCGCCTGATGCTAAACCGTCCATTCCAATTGTTGTTACGTCTGAAAGGTCAGTCATTACAGTTTCTGATCCAGCGCCTAATACGTTGAAACCTGCTTTGTCTGTGCTTTGAGCAATTGCTCTTGCAAGTCTTGTTACTACTGCGTTACGAACTGTGTCGATTCCGCCGTCTTCGAAGTCTTCCATGTTTACGAGTGTTCCAGAAGCTCTTTTGCTTACGCCTAAAGAAACTGGATCTGGATCGAAGTCATTTACTGGTGTTGATTGGTCGGTTCCGCCGATATCGACGATTGCCGCACCTGGGTTTACTACTGAACCTGTTGTCCATGAATTGACAGTTGGAATTTTCATTGAATTTCCAGTTCCGCCTTCTATGTTATATGAGTTGACGATTAATTGCTGATTCGGTAATAGGACAAAATTGTCATAAAACGGAATTAAGTCTGCAACGATGTCTTCATATAGTGCTGTTACGCTTGTTGTTGATGCCATGATGGTATCTCCTATATAATTTATTTAATTTGGTATTGGAAACCTATCCTCTACCTGTTCGTTTTATTTGGTCGAGCACCATTTTATTTGTGATTTGATCACGTGGTAAAGTGGCGTTCTGTTGACGTATACTAACATAAGCGGCTCTGTATGCACTATCACTGTTGACTTTTGTCATGTCAAGTGCTTTATTACTACTTTCACCTGCTGGTGTTTTATCTACATCGATTACACTATTGCCTTTTTTAGCAAATGGTAAACCCAATGTTTGCCCAACAACTTTAACTGCTGAGGCATAGTCTGGAGTTTCTCCATCTACTGTGAGATAATCTTCACCACTCTTAATGGCAAAAACATCTCCTTCCAAGTGTAGCATGTTCCTTGCTTTCATTAAATCAACTACTGCTGACTTTTGATCACTGTTCCATGCAGTTGGCATTGAATCTTTCAATGAACCTATGTGGCTTTTAAGTGCATAATCAGTTTTAACCGATTGTAATTCTGCACGTAACTCTTCCACTGTTTGCTCACGTTTCTTAACAGCATCTTTTAGACTTTGAACATTTAGACTTTCGCCTTCTGGTGCATCACGCAATTGTGAAACAACTGATTTGACTTTGTCAAAACTTTCAACTTCTAAATCACTAAGAATTCTGCTTTCAGCGTCCTTCTTGGCATTTGCCGCGATTCTGTTTGTGTCATCTCTGGTGTAAACTCTTACACCCGCCACATACATCTTGCCATCTCTAACTTCTACACCTGTAGAGGCCTTAGTTTCAGATTTTGCTTCGACCTTTGTCTCCGCTTCAGCATCTGTATTCGCTGTTTGCACATTATCGTCTGCAACTGACGTATCCATAGTGATATCATCACTCATATTCATCTCCTTTTATCGTAGAAGTAAACGTTTGTCAAAATATTAGAGGCTGTTTGAGGTGCTTGTAGAATCTACAAGTTCAATCATTCTCTGGCGTATTTTGTCACGCAAATCTTCTTTGAGTTCATTTGAACTCTGGTTGGTTTTTGATTCTAATTCTTCATGCGTTTCGAAAGCCATGTATATCACAGTGCCATCTTCTTTTGTATGAGAATGAAAACCCCTCCCACCTAACTGTTGTGCTCTTTGTTCTGCTTCTTGTTGAGTAGCAAACTCCTCTGCTGTTACCTCTCCACCGAACAAAGTGTTGTATTGGTTGTATGCACCCATGATATCTGTTAGTTCTTTGATTTCATGTTCTAATGCTTTTCTGTTGTATTGCTTACTGTATGATATTGAGAAGTCTTCTGGCAATTGAACGTTCATCCAATCAGCCCATATTTCCCAAAGGTTTGCTTCTGCATTCTCCAAGTTAGTTGCTTTACGTCTGATAAGGCTGGCTAACTTGTCATCATACACTTCCATTTGATAACCTGAACTGCTACTCTTGATCATGTCTTCTGATCGCAACATAGCAATTTGACTTAATTTTTCTACTTTACTGTCAACAAGTTCTTTGATGTTTTTGATGTTGTCAAGTTGTGGTGAAACAAATTGATAAACATGTGTTTGGTCACCAGTTAAACTGCTTTGAACACGTATAACAGAACCTGGTTCAGATCCTATTTGTCCGTCATTCATTTGTTCAGTGGTTTCATCTACAACAAGTGTTGGATGTGAACTATATGTTAAGCCTGCATATATTTCAGCCATGTCGCCGTATATACTACGTTGTATTTGTGCAACGTCTTGTATAACAGTTGTGCCAATGTTGTTGTATACTTTTGTTGATTGGTATATTGTTTTAACAGGGATATAGCCGAGCTCATTCTCTTGCACAAGTTTGTAAACGCCATCGTCTACTTCTTCTACAAGGTCCATGTCGACTGGTGGATAATAATCTTCATCTTCTGATTTACCCACAAATATTGTCTCCATTATAGTTGGAGTTATATGTCTGTATATGTCATGGTGATCACTATCTTCTATTTTGATCACAATCGAATCCATCATTAAACTGCCGTCCAACGCATATTTGTAACTCCAATTGGTCACATCAAGTGGTGTGTGTATTTGCCATTTAGGAATGTCACTGCCCAATGGCTTATAACATCCTACATGCACAACACCATATATGGTTGTCATCATGTCTACCAAACTCATAAACTCATTCAGTGATGAGCCTTCTTTGTCAACATCGTTAACAAATTGTGTTGTTTCTGGTATTTCTGGTAGTATACGTTGTGGAGCATTTCTGTATAGTAATGCATTGTATTCAGCAACAATCAATTTCACATAGTTGTATAATGGTGTGTTGTTTAACTTTTCACCATAAAAACTACCATCCATTGTGTCCGAGCCTCGGTTCACGTCATTTTGGTTGAGGCCATGTGTTACTGGAACTTTTATTTTATTAACCACAGAACCATCGGAATTGGTTTCGTATGTGTTAACTGTTTCGTTTGGGGTATTGAAGTCTACTTGATACGCACGAAGATATCTTGCGTCCTTGTATTCAGTGCCGCCATACCATGAGTTGATACACAACTTCCAATCATCGTAGTAGCGATCGTATAGACTGTGATTACCTGTGATATAATCTATATAGTCCAAGTGATCTCCTGCATATTTATTATTATCGATAATGTTAATGCCTAAGACATCAACGCAATGTTATTTATCACATTTAGTAAATTCGGTTGACATAAATGATATATCGTGTATAATAGTGTCTGTTGAGATGGTAAACAAGGTTGTTTGCCTGTGGTGACTCAACTATAAACGCAGATTATAACACAATATACAGTATAGTTATAATCCAGCCCAACTCGGGCGTGTTGTTTTGTTTAGCCACAACTGAGCCCTGTTTTTTCTCATAATTTTACAGGGCTTTTTTATTTCGGTTGACACTGTAACAATTTATGCTATACTATGTGCATATATTTTAATTAAGGAGTAATATATGAGTAACGTAACAACAATTCAACAAACTGGCAAAGATGCTAAACTGCTATTGTTAGCAAGTAAGGTGATGTTTTGGGGTGGCTTGATCACTGCATTCAGCACAGGTGGTGAAGGCACAACATTTGACACAGCAATGATCATTGTGGTGTTTGCAATGCCAGTGTATATCATTGGTAGAATTATTAAATGGTGGAAATACTCTTAAGGGGGGTGGCGTAATGGATTTAATATTTAAACAATATG